CCTCATTGATTCCACGTGCATCCCCAGTCCATGCAACGTCCTGAAACGCACGCAGCCCGAGGGCGTTTGCCTCAACGTCTGGGTTGAAAACAAAACGTCTATCAGTCATGGGGGCAAGATAGTTGTTCAGGTGCTTTCGCGCTGAGGTCGCCACGGTCACGTCTGTCGCAAAAGGAGTGGTGCCGGCAGCCCCAACGGCGGTATAAATGCCGGTGTAAAGGCTAAATAGATATTGATCCACGTCATTTGCCAAAGCCTTGACGGCTTCAGCGGCCTGCATGGGGATGGTCCCGTCCATGACTTCCATCATTTCTTTGTCAGTCATAAAAAATGGGGCTTCCTTCCACTGGTCCAGGTTGAGCGTAACCATACCTGGAGTAATGCCGTCATCGTCAGGGTCCGCATAGCCAGGAGTTACAGGTACGGCTGAAATGGATGCGGGGATAGGAATATCAACTGAGCTTCCCCTGCTTGCAGCCTGTGCACTGTAATCAGCATTCACAAGCCGGGGCATAACAGCGTTTTCACGCAGGGTGACAAGACCCTGGGCCAAAAGCTGTGGTATAACATTTGTCAAAGTATTTGTATTCGGCATAATTCACCTCTTTATTGATTGACAACCTTCACCTTTCCAGAGGCTATGTCGTCAATGTTTGCCTGAAATGCTTTTACATCCCGGGCATTAATTGTTTTAGTTCCAGGTGGCGTGCGTGATGTTCCACTTGGCGGTGCCCCGCCACCGAATGCGTCGGACCCCTTCAGGATACTGTCCTTGTAGGGATACTGACTTACCAGAATATTCAGGGCTTCATCAAACTCGGCCAGTTCTCCCGGCCTGTCCTGAGAATATACTTTGTTACCGTGCTGGTCATAGGCGACCACCCGGCCTTCCTCGATCTTGAAGTTCTGCCCGAACCGGGCCTCCACCAGATCATGCGGAATAGCCATTTTTTCACCAATAAACTTTGACCGGGCAAACCTGCCGCCGATCAGTTCTTTTGTCAGGATGTTCTCTTTCTCCTGCACCGTGTTCTGAAGCTCATCGATTTTTGACTGCATCGCCTTGGTCACTTCGGCTTTGACCTTTTCCACCTCGCCAGCGTCAATCAGTTTCTTCTGGTCAAGGTTTTTCATAGTTTCAATGGCCTTCAGCGCCTCGGTAGGGTCTTCTATGCCATCGAATTTCTTTACCTGTTTTTCCAGCTTTGACCGGGCATCGCGCTCCTTATTCAAAGCAGTCGTCAAGCCGTTGATCTCTTCGTGGGTCTTGAACCCGCCCTCAACATTCAGCCTGTACTTGCCGTCTTTCTCTACGTACAGGCCGGCGATAGTTTCGTCAAGCCCGTCAAGGCTGTCCAGCATCGGTTTCAACATATCTCATGTCCTCTCTTTGGCATCACGCCTGGTTAAAATGTGGCTTCTCGCCGTAAATAAAAAAAGGCCCACAAACAGAATTAATCTGCTCATGGGCCTTGGGTTATGCGCTTTTCTCAGCGGAACTTACAGCTATATATTATCCGTGTAGCACTTATTTATGGGTTTGTCAAGTATTCATCAATTCCTATCCTGGCCTTCGATATCCCCCCCCGGTTCATTTCAATGCAAATGGTTATTTTCCCGGTCCATCTGCTGGCAAGTAGCTGTGCGATCCGGGTGGATATGGCTTTTATGAGGTTGTCGAGCGTCATCCAATCCCCATTTCTGACGCAACTACCTTCGCCAAATAGCACGCAACGCACTCAACAAAAAGCCTTTCAATATCATCTTGTGTGAAGCCCGACATATCTTTCCCGTCAAAAGTTTCTTTGATCGCTTCTCCTATAAGGTCGCGATACTTTTCCGGTGTCATTCAATCCTCTATGGGCTCAAAGGTTATACCGTTGTCTCCGGGGTATGGGTCACGGTGGTCGTGATCGCCGTTTAGTATTTCCTGTGGTATTTCAGGAAAAGCGCTACACGAAAAAGGAAATACACTCGGACCTTTAAAATGAACACATGAAAAACACATCGGAAAGGGTGATTCAATTTTTATCGCCATTTTGGTACTCCCAATTCAACACCTGTTGCGGCATCAAATATATTCATAACGGTTTCGGAAAACTTCCTGCCAGCTAACATGCCTGACCTTACCTCCGCAACAAATTCAGCATTATTGGTCAATGCATATGGGCTGACTTCTTTAATTACATCATATGTAAACACCCTGGATGGAACATTTACCTTAGAAAAGGCATGGTTCATCCACTTTACGTCATCGTCGCCAACTGCTTTTTTAAACCGTTCAACATGGGATATGTGTGCTATCTCGTGTCTTACTGTCCCTTCAAATGTATTGTCTAAAACATAACCCTTCATGCCAGAACCGTCAAATTGATCTCTAAGCCAAACCCTCTTGACAACCTTTCCGTCCTTTTCCCACTCAGCCAAACCTTGAACCGCATCATTGAACCCCAGAACATTCCCTGGTCCATAGTCATCAAGGCCTATGCGTATGCTATTAGGTATAGCGTCACCGGCTTGTTTTGCGTCATAGATTGCTTTATTCACCGAATTGGTTTGACTCAATGTCCATTCACCAGGGTCGATATAAACGCCTTGTCTCTTTGCCCATATTGTTGCATCTTTGATTGACTTCGCTGGCATAAACCCGCCGCCTTTCGCCCCACCACCAACCAACTCATCCAACCGATACAACCGCCCGGTCTGAGGATCAACCAGGTCCTTGAATTTCACCTTGCCAGCCTGGATCAATTCATACCGTTTAGGCCCGACCACGTTTTTCTGAAATTTAGCTCCCCGGGATTCAAACCATGTGGCATACTCGCCTTTGTGCGTACCATAACCAGTTATGTTCCGGCCGCCCTCTCCAATAGGTATGTCCGGTCTTTCGGTCCAGGGGCGGGCTACTTCTTCGAGCTCGTCGATGTCCAGTCCAAGTTCCCGGTAGCTGACCAGTACCGGCAGCCTGACGCATCGGCAACGAGGATGCAAGATCATAGGCGGACCTTCACCAAACTCGAACTCCTGGCCGTCCAATACGGAACATCTGATGCAGGTGCCAGTTCCCGTCTGAATGTTACTGTTCTCAAGAACCGCCGACCACTTCCATTTTTTGATTATGTCCCGGTTTGCAGCCATGACCGCGTCATTTGCAGTTACATTCGCCTGTTGAACATAAGTTCTTGCCAGCGTGACAGCTTCTTTTCTGGTAAACCCTTCCATGTGCCCCATGATATTATCGACCAGCCAGGGATATCCATTGCCCTGCAGAACCCCAGCCCCCAGGTCTTCGAGTATCCCCTGGCGCACAGTTGCATCAAACGCCCGGTTGACCCACTGATTCAGAGTTGCCCCGCCAAGCGGTGTTGTCTGGAAAAATGATCTGAACTGCTCCGGGGACAAGGCCACATTATTGAACCCCTGGACCCTGCCGCCAAGGCTCATGGTCTGGCTGTGGTACTTTACCGACTCGGCCCCGGCCTGGCCTGCAAGGTTTGATATCTCGCCGGATACCTGTTCGCGGATTCCCAGTGTCAAGGCATCAATCTCCCGGATAAGATCTTGCCGTCTTAATTGCTCCCATCGTTTGAGTCTTTCGGCTGATTGTGCTAAAATCTGTTCTGCGGCTTTTTCGGTGGAGCGCATGGCTGTTCTGAGCGCTGATATTTCCATCTTATCGAGGTTATAGCGCCAGATTGCTTGCCTACTGGTCTGATATAATTCAAGTAGCTCGGAGGGTGCAAGTCCTGAAACCATTGCTTAAATATGTCCTTGAAAGGTCAAATACCGAATTTCCGTTTCAGCCTACCGGCCAGCCGGCGCCGGTGCTGGAGTACCTGGCACGGCTGGGAACTGATCCGCAAGGCCCGTCAATGCTCCTGCCGGTCCACCAAACCTGGAATCATCCTCGATCATCGCTTTCACATCCTGCCAGTCCCAGTTTTCGCCGATTAACCCGCGACGCTTTAGTTCTTGATGTACTTGTTCCCGGGACAGAACCCCCGTCTCGATAGCCTTCATCATCATGGCAGGTTCCATGCCGGCGGCCGGGTTGAATTCCGTGTTTATGTCTATCCGCGGCTCCTGGCCGTCTTCCAGGCCCATCCACATACCGGCAAACCGAAAAGCATTATCGAGCGCATCCTTGCACCCCAAAGCCCAATCTTTCAAAAGACTGGTTGATTCTGTGGTTTCCTGCTGGGATTGGTATGCCGTCTTGCTGCCGGAATTGTAGCTCGGCTGAAGCGTCACAAGGCCATACAGGGACATCTTTTCCTCAAGTGCCAGCAGCTCGTCCTTGCCTTTGTCCACGGCTTCGGGATTGACCGATACGCTCTTCAGGTCAGCTCCGCTGTCAACCGCATGAATCAGCCTGCCAGGTCCAAAGTCAATCGCCCCATCTGCATCCGTCAACAGTTTCCCGAACCACGGCGGCCGGCGGACAAATGACATGAGGCTGACTTGGTCACAAGTGGACTGCCAGTGCCGTTTATTGAGCTGTGCCAGGTCTTCCAGGGCCGGCGCTGCTGCGTTGCCAATCGGTTCGCCAGGTCTAAAAAAGGCAACCGGTATTTCATCAAGGCTGGTTTCGCCTTCGGAGTGAAGGTACACATTATCATTTTCGTCCTTCCGGTAAACATGCCATGACCCTCTGCGCAACACCCGGACCTGCTCAATTTCGGTGTCGTCGTTGTCAAAATCGCCCTGCTGGTCAACGACGGTTTCGAATATCCGGATAAGGTCCAGTATCCGCTTGCCATTTTCATATACAAACCTGACACCCAGGATATTGCCCTGGTGGATCAAGACAAAGAACGGCCGCCAGCCTTTTTCGGCGTCGATTGCTGCAGTCTTTGCCCTCCATATTTCGTTTTCCGCGTCCCAGAACTCAAGTCTGCCGTTTTCAGTGCGGGTCTGGACCTGCGGGAAGTCAACCAAAACAGCCGCCAGGCCATCGTCAATACCAGCTTCAAAGAACGCCTGCGCCCATGTGCGAAGATTGTTGCCCTGCTGGTCGACATCATACTCCATGTCTTCGAATTCGGCTTTATTGGGTGAGTCTTCGCCGATCTTGACCGGATCCGAAAACACCAGCCCGGTGAGATAGTTACGGGTCCGCTTGTACCCGTTGAACAAATACCCCCCTCTTAACCGGATCTGGTAGTCGTCCGCATGTTCCGCACTCTGTTTCGGCAGGTACGTCTCCCCGGCTGCGATCATGGCAGGTGTGCCACCCAACAGATCCCTGACCAGCTCCCCCCGGTCTGTGGCTTCTTGGAAGTTGTCGCTTCGTTCGAATACTTTTTGCATTAGTTGGCCCTTACTCTGTGGATTGTTGACTGTGGACTGTTGACCGGCCACAAGTAATCAACCATGTAGCCTATGGCTGTTGTAATGTGCTGATATTTTGAGTCTTGCTCAAGGAATGATGACCCGGTTTTAACCTGCACCGTTGCAAGCCCCTTGTGGCAATATGGCGCTTTTTGTGTGTTGACAAAAAGGCTGATTTCGTTCTTTGCATTACATATCCTGGCCCGGACTGCGTTTTGCCGGTCTTTGATTGCCGGGTGTTTTGGCTTTACCTTTCGGACAAACTTCCACCCATTCTGTCTTAAAACGTCTTCAATTTCCGTATAATCAGACGCATGGCCGTGTTTTTCCCCCGCCCTGCCTGCCGGATCTCCGTAAACATAGACCTGTTTGTTTTTGTGGTTCTTGTAACGCTCTACAAATTCTTCTGCCGACTGACGGCTGATTGCGGATTCAAGCACTATTTCATCAAGCAGATACAGCTTGTCTTTCCGGATCACACCGATTGCGCTTGAAAGCGGGGTAAAGTTCTGATCGTGCATCCAGTGCAACAACTCATGTGGCTTGATTTCTTCCTTGGTGTAATTGGCAGGCCCATAGTCTTCATAAATGCGGCCCGTGACGGTTTCAAACGACCCTTCATACTCCTGCCGAAACTGTTTGGCGCTGAGTCTTCTTTTGGCTTCTTCAATGACATCCGGAGGCAGAATTTCGGCTGACTTCCAGTGGAACAGCTTGAACCCACTGATTTCCTGCTTTGCCATTTCGCATATATCATAGAAGTGATTCAGGCCATCAGGAACACCAAACAACCAGCACCATGCCCTGTAATCCGGTCTATCAGGGTGAACGGTATCAAGGGCAGGGGATATGTTCAGTTCCCAGGCATCCGGCTTTATATTGGCTATTTCGTCAATGCCACCTCCGGTCCAGGGCACTCCCTCAAACCGCTCAGGCTTATCAAAACCGATGAGGTGGATCTCAGATCCATTTGGAAAAAAGAGTATCAAGTCTGACTCGGACGGGCTTTTTGGGAGAACAGAAGAAAAGGCAAGTTTTTTTAAGTCTTGCCAGAATATTTTTTTTACTTGCTGATATGTTGGAGCGCCTGCAAAATACATTTCATTCGGGTGCTTCATGGCCTGCTTGACAATGAACCTCTTGAACCGCTCCGTCTTGCCTGAACGTCTGCCTGCCGGGACAACCGGGAACCTGACACCGCTGCTGATTGCGTTTGCCAAATCAACCTGAACCGGATGTTCAATCAGGTTATACCACCGATCCAAATGCGGTTTTAATCTAAGCTCTGCGCTCATCCTGGCAACCTTTCAGCCATTTTAGCCAGCGTGTCTGCCAACGACTCTATCGACTCTCCGCCTTGTTCAACCTTATCTCTCCATTGTTCAGGCATCCGGTTTTTTAGCCAAAAAATGCAGGCCACATCGCTTGGCGGGTAGTGTTTAATCAGTTCAGCATATTCCCATCTGCCGCCTTTTTCGTCACTTACCCACTGCGCTTTAGTTTCCGGGTGACTGTATCCGCAAGCTCTTTCGTAGAGGCTTCTTTCAACCCTGTGATCTGCAACTTTTTTCCACTCATCATTTAAGGCGAGAACAAAATCCGGGTTCTTTTTTCTCCAATTTACGACGGTTCTTCTCGTGATTCCGAAAATCTCTGCTATCTCTGCGTCTGTTTTGCCGTCAAGATAAAGCGCCTTGAGCTTGCCCTTGTCAACCTTATCAAACAGGCTCGGCCTGCCTATTTTCTTTTTGCCCCCCTTGTTTTTCGGCTTCGCCGCCATCGTTGCTCCTTATTGATTTCGCATTATTTTAGCATAACATTATTTATCGGAATAGTCAAGTTGAAGCAATGTATTCTGTAACAGGGCATGAGTCCAGGACCCGGTTTTTTTCTTCTCCGCAGTTGGGGTAGATCATTCAAGATCCTTTCGATTCTGTTAATAGTGTCCCATCTTCGATTATGACTTTTGCAAGGAAAGTGGCAAAACATTTAACAAGAAATGCGTTTCCGTCTTCCAGCTCCGACACATCTTTTATGTCTTGAAACACATCTTCAATCGATTGTTGCGCTATCTCGTTCATTCTTTTACTTGTAATTCTTGCTCCCATACACGAACTCCTTTATAAGTCATCGCTGCTGAGAATTTTGATTGGCCTATTAACGCCGTCGCGGAATGTAATTGAAATTGATTTGCCTATTTTAGCCTTCATTATCATCATTTCACCAAGAGCAACCAAACCGTCTGGTTCTCCTAAAATCTCTATTCGGTCTGAAAAAATCTGGATTTCAGGAGCGAATGTTTTTGGCTTACCCATTAATCACCATCCTTCACAAACGTCCCGCCAATCATCTTCCCTGTCCGCTTACTGATCTTCTCATACGCCGCCGCCAAACAAGTCTCCAGGTCAAGCCCAAGCGGATGAAGAAGGTTAATCAATGTGACGATCACGTCACCGGCTTCCATAGCCACCTTGTCAAAATCAACCCTGCCGTTATCTGGCCGGAAAAGCTCGTCTGCCAATTCTTCAAATTCTTCCGCCATCTTATCAAACCGTGTCAGGTCTGTTGACAACCTGTATAAATCCCGTTGATTCGCCCACTCAATGACCCGTTCCTCCAGACCTTCGATGCTCATCTCGCCTCCCTTGCGTAAAATTCCGCCTTTTCCAGATCCTTGTCATAATCGCCCTTGTGATTTGCGCGGCAGGTGTATTTGATCGCATTGCCAAGACAAAACCCCTGGTACTGCTCCGGGGTCAGCTTCGCTTTTATGATTTCCAAAACCTCGATACCGCCCTGATCGTAATATCTTGATTTCGGATCGTATTGGACCATCTCGTCCACATCCACGTCATGGTTGTTTTTTTTGATCGTATCTTTTGCCCGGAATTTGCTGCCACCTTTGCAATCACAACATGGATATTCGTCGTTGATGCACCCGTCTCCGTAGCATTCCGCACACATATACATACCAGCCTCAGCACGTGGGTTATGTCGCTTCTGTTTTTCCGCCCACGCGATGTATTTCTCCGTCCACGTTTCCGGCTCAGGATTGATTTTAACCCGGTCCGGTTCAACCTGCTGCCGACTCCAATATTCCAAACATGTGTCACACCGGCAGGTTCGAGCATGGCCTGTTCCGGGGTTGACACTTTCAATCTTCAGCCGCCAGTGAGTTCTTTCATCACCAGCCAGGCATTCGATGTGTTCTGCCTTTGTGAGTGTACAGATTCCATCTACCCGTAGGCCGCAAGACCCACAGAACCGCTTTGTTTCATATTTTTTCTGATCTTCCATTTCCAAATACCTCCACTAAAATATCCCTTGCCATCTGTCCGCCGTCCCTGTCAATCGGTTTCCATACACGGCCCGGCTCAACCATGTATGTTTTCCAATCGGCATAAAACTTTAGCACATCGCACAGCTTTTCATTTTCAGCCTGGCACCGGGTCAAAAGATCCCGGTATTCGTTCAAAGCGGCAATCTGCTCATGTATCAGGTTT